TATATCTTCTTTCCTAAGGTTGCACATAGAATGGTTGGTTACTTTGAGGAACAGGCAGTAATAAGTTATACATCTTATCTCAAAGCAATTGAACTAGGCAAAATAGATAACATTGATGCACCAGATATTGCAAAAAACTATTATAACTTACGTCCAGGTGCTAAACTTAGAGATGTTGTAATAGCAGTGCGTGAAGATGAAAGAGGTCATGCACAAGAAAATCATAGAATGGCAGATGTTATACGGAGAGACAAGTAATGGATTTTGCACAAGGTTTATACTATAAAAACTTTCCAGCAACTAAACCCCCTCATAGAATAATACCAAGATTTCAACAGTTGTTTAATGAAAGTTTTCTACGTTCGGAAACAAAACCCTTCTTTCTTTTTACTGGTACTAACAATATCGCACAATTAGAACAGTTGTTTCTTAACAGTAAGCAAATTAAACGTTTGGACCAACAAGGATTAGACTTTTACATTTATGAGCCACTGTCCAGTTATCAAACTAAACCACATAACAGAGATTTTTACAGTGAATTTACTGATACACATCCACAACTTTATGCAGATGAACTAGACAGCATACAAAAATTTAAAAACAAATATGGTATAAGGAACATAAATGTTTACACTTGTGATTATCAAGTTAAAAAATACTTTCAAAAACAATATCCAGATTTAAATTTATATTGTTTAGATATATTTTTAAGAGATTATTTCCCAGGATCTAAAATTAATGATGAAGTAAAACCAACAAAAAAATTTGTTTGTACAAATTGGCGTTATACTAAACACAGACATATTATAATGTGCAACTTACATAATAAACCAGGACATTACAGTTGGCAATTCAAGGCGGACAAGAAATTGTTACAGGATAACACATTTTTAACAAAAGACTTTTGGATGTCAATACATAATAAAAACACTATGAACGGACTTGCTGAACTTAATTTGAAAAGTCCTATGTCAATTGACCTTGCTCCAACTGAAAGTAAGTATGTAGAGCCCCATTTAGGAACAAAGTGGCCAGATGATCAGGATAAAAGATCGGCTAATTTAAAAGATGCGTATTATGACAGTTTCATTAGTATAGTAAATGAAACAAGATTCGCTCAACCTACTGCTAACCTAAGTGAAAAAGTATTTACTGCCATGTGGTTCCAAAGACCTTTTATTATTGTTGGTCCTCCATACAGTTTAGAGTACTTGAAAAAACTTGGCTTTGTAACTTGGGACAAATGGATTGACGAAAGTTATGATACTATTGAGGATCATACTAAAAGAATGATGAAAATATTAGAAATAATTGATGCAATCAACAACAAAGATCAAGGTGATTTATGTATTATGTTAGATGAGATGAGTAAATTTTTAAAACGTAATCAAAAACTATCCACAAGATTTTTTAATGATGTTACTATTCTTGAGTAGCACAACTCATATAAAAATTTTCTAATTCAGGAAACACTTCGGTTAATTTTATATTACGTCTTGAATCATATTGAGTAAAAAAGTTGTAAAAGTTCTTTCTACCTTTTAACAATTTCTCTTTATCATATACTGTGTTTTCCATATAATCAACCACACGCCTAAACTTTTCTACTTCCAATGAACTAAATTTTGTTCTGTCAGTATCATCTTGATAATCATGCATAAATTGTAAATGTTTTTTCATGTATGGCATAAACTTTTCTTTTGGAAGTATGTTCATATCAAACTGTATAGGATCACGCAAGTAAGGTGTATCAAACCTTATACGTTGCCATTTGCTTTGCTCATTGTGATTGTATTTGTGTCTCCACTCTAGTATCTTTTCTAATAGTTTATTAAAACTTGTAACTGCAAACAGGTTAAACGTAACCATAAAAGTTACTGGCCAACCAGTTTGTGTAAGATAGTAATCTAAGTTTCTCTCCCATACAGCAATATCTAATCCTGTCCTTGTATAACTTGCCCTTGGTCCCCAAGTATCTATGCTTGTATAAAGTTTAAAACTATTAATGGCATTTGTTTCTTTTAATTCTTTTAAAGTTGCGACTAATTTTTTTACAAGTTTTTCTTTTACACCCATATTACTATTAAGTTCTATGTTTAAATGAGGTTTAGGATTGCTTTTAAGTTCCTCAAACAAACGCCAAGTGCTTTTATGCATTAAAGGTTCACCACCTGTCACTCTTAATATGTTTAAGGTTTTACTTACTTCAGGCCACCATTTCCACCAAGCCTCTAAATAAGGATTATTATCTTCTTCATATAATTCAAACCAATCAATGTTATTGCTATGAGCGGTTACATTTTTGTATGGACCGTGTTGTTTTATTTCATTATAGTAACGTGTACTAAATTTAGGGTGACAATATCCACATTTAAAATTACATTCATTGCTAAAATTTATTTCTATGTATTCAGGATTTATATCATAGTCCCATGGATTACTTTTTATTTCTTCTATTCTTTCTGGTGTGTGTATGCTAGTGCTTTTTATATGCCTATCACTAACATAATCCTTTCCCATACATTCTATATTCCAACAATACTGACAACCTGATGGTTGCTTACCTTCAAGCATTTGTTTACGTTCAAGTTTCTTCTCATTAGTATTATGTAATGCACTTGGATTGTTTTTTAATTCTTCTAATGGTATCTTGTGCGGAGCAGGATGATAACAACTATGCGTTTCACCTGTTTGCAAGTATATTGTTACATGATGCCATTTGGCCAAACAAAAGGTAGGAGATACTTTATCTATCTCCGGCATAATTTGTTTTATTCTGTTTAGTTCGCTCATTTATTACGGATTACTCTATCACTGTTTATGTAAACAGTTTTAAAGAATTCACTTTGCTCCTTATCAAGTGGATATACTGATACAGGAATGGATAGTTCATTTCTTAATAATGTGCCGAGATTTTCGGTAGCATCAACAACATTATGCTCACCATAATTGTTTTCTTTCCATAACTTGTTAAGATATTCAAAGTCTCTAGTTTGTGTTTGATCCCAATCAGTACACATAGTTTTATAGCAACCTTCCCTTGCACCCAATAAACAATACAATCCATTCTTGACATCTGCACCAATATTCATCCATACAAGTAACCTATGATAATTTTGCCACCATATTTCTTTTAAATTTTTTACCGGAGCACCACGATTCAAGGACATTTTTACACCTTCACGGAATCCTGCTCTCCAAGCCTGTGCTGGAGTAGAATTAATTATACTTGTTGAAAAGTTTTCATTTAGTTGATAGTAGTTGTCAAAGTAACAAAATTCTATTTGGGTATCATCACTGCCGTCTGTGTTTTCATGAGTTTTCATATTTTGCACAAAGTCTTTTGTCCACATTTTTAGACTGCCATTGCCATACATAAGTCCATTTATGTTTACTTTGCCACACCAACTAAACTGATAGTCATCGTCTACTCCTAACTTTTCGTAGTCTAATTCAACGTGCATAAATTTAGGATCAACAATAGTATCTCCATCAACAGTTACAAAGTGTTTGGTTTCTGATAAATCTGCACAGGCTTTATGTGCCGCATCAGAACCTTCAACACCATGCACACGTTTTGCCCACGGTATTTTATTTTTTAGATCAGTCCAGTTTTCTTCTGCGTTAGGTTCGTCATAACTTAAGAAAATTATATCTACATCTTTAATTTTGCACGATTTGATGTCCATAACTATTAAACCTTTTGTAAGTATATATAGAATAAAATTTATTTGCTTTGTCTAGACTATCAAAATTAACTTGATATTTGCCGCCATCTAAATTAAATTCTAAACTTCTATATAACACATGGGGATCGTTTTCTTGTGTTATACTAAAATGCTTTGTAATCTTTAATTGTACGTTCTTTTCTTTTAATTGTAAACCAAAAGTTTTTCCAAACTTTAATTTCCATTTTTCTTCTTTATAATCTTTTACAAGTATTATATCTGTTTCTTCTTTTGTTTCCTCAACTAAATGCAATAGATTATCAACTAACAGTTCACTGTTGTCATTTTTATTTTTATCAACGATCTCATATACAGTTGTTGCCGGATTAAATTCTACTCTATATTTTGTAATACTGTTTGCTGTAAGTTCTTTATACTTGTCATTTGTTATTTCTAAACAATTTGTATTTTGTTTGTCTCCTGTTAGTCTTTTTATCTCTCCAGACTCTGGATCAAATATAACGTAAGTTGGTTTTATTTCTGCAGGTTTGAAATCAAATAATTCCATGGTATTCCTTATACTGATCAAAAATATATGATTCAGCAAAACTGTTTTTTGTGTAATGAAACACTCCTTGTTGTAATGTGTTTCCTATTCTTAAATTTAATTTTTTATCCATGTATGCGCCTACACGTTGAGTCCAATCATCTGTTGGCTGTTTCCAATTTTGTATGTAAGGTTTCATGTGTACAAAGTTAGGAAAGTCTATTTTTTTATTTGTAACCTGTTCTTCAATACCTAACATTTTTACAACTATGGCCATGCTTGTATCAACACTTAAAAAACTTTGTTGCCTTTTAGGACTGTATAATTTATAAAATGTTTCATGATTTTTCATAACAAGTTCTAACCAAGTGTAAAACTGTTTTGCAAAATTGCTTTTTTTAAAATAATGAATTGCACAATACACGTTAGGTAATTCATTTGCAACGTAACTTGGTCTATAATATCTATCAACAATATTTTCTTGCCTATAAGTCTTTGGTTTTGTGGTTAAGAAAACTTCATAGTTTTGCATTAGGTTCCACCAATTTGAAAGATCTTGTAACACTAACATATCTGTATCCATAACAAAAGTTTCTTCGTATGGAGTTGCATGATAAATTTTCCATCTATTTTGTACTTTCCATTTATCGTGTTTGGCAGTATCTTGGAATGGAATAGGAACAACGTCATTAAACAAATGATCATATTCTGTTGGTACCTTGTCATTAGTAATTAAACATATTTTACTATTTCTATTAGTTGCACGGATACTCATAGCAAGTAGACAGGCTTGTTTTACATAACTATCCTTTTCGTTATTCTGTGCTAAGAAAGTAAAATTAGACATCAATGCTATCCTTTGGTCTACACTTATAATTTACTGTTTTAAAATTTCCATCCATTGGAATCATTTCATGCAAGGCTAGTGATTTAACACACTTTGCTCTGTCTTCAAATCTCTGTACTTCTTGTGTCATGCAATTTAAATTGCCACATACTGTCAAATATAATACCCATAAAATTTCCATTACATATCTCCAATCATTCTATTCAAACTAAATTTATTCATTACATGAACATTTTGTTTGTGGGTGTAGACTGCGGTGTATTGTCCTAGTCTATCTTTCTTCTCAACTAAAAACTTTAATGTATCATCTTCCATTTTAAATAACACATCCTTGTCAGTTGAGTATAGCATTGTTCCAGGCATAAGTCCAATTTTTTCTGACTGTAAAATATCAACTGCAATACTAAAACTATAATCATTTCTATATATTCTAGTATTCAATTGATAAAGGTTTGCGTAATGGTTCCATTCCTGTCTTATGTGTTCTATAAGTTCGAAAAACATTTTAGTAAATTCTGTTTTCTTAAATACTACGCAAGTTGCCCAATAAAAATCTATACTTGTATCGCTTATTCTTTTGAACTCTATAAAGTCTCTGTGCAAAGTTATGTCTGTACTATCCTTGTAAAGTAGAATATCTTTTGTTGTGTCAAAGACATCTTTGAATAGATCATTACAAATTATGTAATCTGTATCTAATATTAATGTTGTGTCATATGGTGTAAGTTGATATGCTAAAGGGCGTAAGTCATTGTTGAATTCTAATTTCTTGTGACTTAATGCTCCGTCATTGTAACGTTTTGCAAATCTATTTTTGCTTTTTTGCTCTATAATTTTATCAAACAATTCATAAGGATAAAAATCCGTAACACGTTTTCTGTCGCTTGTGACCAGAGACACAGGAACTTTTAAATGTTTTTTAATTTGTTTTGCTAGAAAACAAGCCTGTTTGATATAATCAACTTGGCTGTTGTTATTTGCAAATAGTAATACACCCTTACTCATCTTCCTCTATACCTTTAAGTTGATTAAGTCTATGCTCCATCCAACTAATTGCAGTATGTATGTGTCCGGTGTCTGTTTCCTGTAATTGACTTTTTGCATATTTTATTTCTTCCTCTATGAAGTTTACTCTAATTAAATTTCCTGGGAAGTCTTTATGATTCTGTTTCTGGCTCATCTACAATATCCGGTATTGATCTTTTGCTTGTTATTTTTTTATACTCTGCTAGGTACTCGTTGAGTGCATTGTAATACTTGTTTAAAATTTGTTCTCTAAAGTCATCTACGTATTCTATTTCAATAGGAACATCGTTATCATCTATAAAGATGAAAGATGTTTGTTTGTTATCAATTAATGTTTGACAATAATTTATTAATTCTTTTGTAATTGTAAACTGTCCGCCTTTTGTAAAATAAATTGTTTGTTCAGCGAAACGTTCTTTTGCCATTTTCTTTTGGTTATTTAAAGTGGTACTAAAATTGGCAAAGTCTAATGCTTTTTGTAATTTCTCATCCATAGTGAATCCTCACTAGTATTTAAGTAGAATTTTGGGGGGTCTATTGAAGAGTGGTTGTATTTGCACCAATTGGTGCCGCAACTGCAACGTCACTACCATGTGGTTTAAGTGCAACTACTGACGATTGTACATCTCCATTGATGTCCTCATCTTGTGGATCAAAAGCACCGTCATTGTTTGTGTCATCACCTGCGTCATCATCTCTGAATTCAATTCTTACTTGGATGGCCGCTGTGTTATTTTCTTTTACATGAATATTGTAATCGTTTTCAGCGTAAACACCACTACCATCTTTTTGGAATACCTTTTGGTATGATCCTGTTAGTTCATAATTACCAATTGAAGAACCTGTGCCTGGTACACTTCCCGCTGAACTTGTGGCATGAGCGGCAAAACTTACAGTTCCCATTGCACTTAATAAAGTGTTCCAGTCATTGTATTTTGCACCACTACCATTTGTAATGTCTGCTGTAAACAGCAATTTACCACCTGCATTAAAGAAGTGTCTACGTGCATCTGCACTTGTAAATGTTGCTGTAAATTCATGTGTAATAGTACCATTCCAAGTATTTGTTCTTGTGCTACTTACTAAAGGACTTTGATCTGATTGGCTAGTGTCGCCTGTGTAAATGCTTAATTTATCAGTGTTAATAGAAACTGCAAGTGCTTCATATTGCACAATACCTTTACCACCTGAAGTGTCTGTTTCTTTAATTAAATCACCAACTGAAATACTAGATAATGTATTTGGCGTAGTACCTGTTTGGTGTCTACGTGCTTTTATCATATCTGTATAGAGATCAGCCATGTGCGATGCTTGGATAATTGTTCCTTGTGCAACTTGGCTACTTGCTAATGATTGGCCATAACCTGAATCGCCTGAACCGTTTCCCATGATACCTGCTACTGAACTTTGTAGTGTGTTATACCTTGAGGCTGTGATTAATGCCATTTACTTTACTTCCTTATATTTTTATAAAAACTTCAACTAATTTTTCTTCGAATCTTTCATTTGATTCTAAAGCAATACCAACCAAGTCCCCTTCGTTAGCCTTTTGAGCCGTTCCGTTTGCACCAACATAAAGTTTATCACCTTTTTCAACTGGTCCCATAACTCTTAATGGTGTTCTACCTACTAATGCTATTGCTTGTCCATCAGCATCTGAATTTAAAACAACACCTGGCTTGTTAGAAACAATACCGCATGGTGTTTCCGTCATTGCACACGCAGTCATTTCACTATCACCGCCAACTGTCATAATTGTTCCTACTGGATATTGTGTATCCGTTACATATTTTTCTGCCAAGTCAGCATAGTTTGCCTTTAGAGCAGTACCTTGGAAGTTAGTTGCAAATAAATCACCACTTCCGTCTCTAACTGCTACTGTATCATTTGAAGCCGCCGTAGATGCTGTTCTGTTTGCAGTACTTTGTCCTACTGGAACTTCCATTGATGATGCCACTGTTGCTTTACCATTAAACTCATTAGCATACATGATATTCCATTTTAACGCACTTGAACCAACGTTGAACGTTGCTGAAGCACTTGGAAGGATTCCATCTGCTGTAATGTTTAATGGCTCTTTAACTTGAGCACTTGAATTATCAACTTTAAATTTAATTATTGTACCAACGTCGTTTTGAATTACGCCTTGGTTATCATTTTCTATTTTAACAATTAAATCGTTTGACGCACCTACAGTAAATCCTGAATCTCCGAATCTTGCGATTTCAGTAAACACTGACGCCTGGCCTGCTACTGATCTTACATATTCACTTGCTGGATTTCCACCTAATCTATCTGAGTTAGATGCTGTACCGTAATATCTGTGTGCTGTTGAAGTCACACCGTTTGTTGCGTTTGTAGTATTTTTTAAAGTAAGTCCTGCACGTACTACATCGAAACCTGTTATGGCATTATTGGAGTCTGTTGAATCGATTGTAAATTCTACTGCACTTACTATGAATACTGTTTCGTCATTGATGATACCTTTCATCACTGTTCTGTTTACCTGTGCGTTGTCACGTACAGTTGCAGTTAACATCTGTGTAACTGAAGAACCTTGTGATTGTGGACCGATTAAAACAAACCCTGATCCAGTGTTTGCGTATAGTTGATTGTTGCTAGTATCCCACCAAAAATCACCAGTTGTTAGTCCTGAAGGTTGTGATGTGCTTACTTCTGCACCACCTGTTGTTCTAAATTTTGTACCATCGTAAAATTTTAATTTACTTGAACCGCTGTCAAACCACATTTGACCGGCGATTGCTTTAGCCGGCTGGTTTGCACTAGCGAAATTTTCAAGCAAATGCACGAAATTTTCGTTTTGTATCTCTCCATAACCAGCATAATTTTTACCAACAAGTTTCAGATCAGTAGTTTGATCGATAGTACCGTCTTCTACTACTGCTATCTGCGTACCGTTAGTTTTATTAATTATGTATGCCATAGTTATAACCCCTCTATTGTATGTATTTATCTTTAAACACTAGAACTACCATTTACGGGTCCAGTCCAAACACCGCCGGAAATTGTGCATATTTTAACAGATCTTGCTAAAGTTAGCACAACACTACCAACTGCTTGGCTAAATGTAAAGTCTGATACAACAGATTGGTTCTCATTTCCTGTTACAGGCACTCTTTCAATAGTTGCTGAACTTCCAGTGTAAGTGTTACCGTCTGAAGCAGTATTTAAGTTAATTTCTATTGTTTGTGCATCTATAATATTTGATATAGTATGTGTGCCATTTAAAGCAGTTAAACCAGTAGCACCACTTATTGTTACTGATTGTCCACCTTCGTATCCATGTGTTCCGCCAAGTGTTAATCTTGTATTTGCTTGTTTTACAACACTTACCACAGTTTGTGGTGATGCTGTTATTGTTTTATCTACTGATGTTGTAGTTTTACTTAATGCATTATTAAGTGTAGATGCTGAGAATGTTGCAGTTGCACCAGTGGTACTTGTACAATGTAAGTAAGCCTGAGTACCTTCTTTCTTAGTACTTGCAGGAGCAATGTCTTCTACCACTAACAATATTTGTGCATCTGATAAGCCTGTGATATCTAAACTAAATGAAACTCTTTCTCCATTAACAGTATCATCAACGTAACTTTTACTTGCGGCATCTGTTGCCTGTGAAGGAGTAGGTAAACCTCTAATAGTTTGGCTATTACTAATTGTTATAGGACCATCACTTGTAAATGTTAATGGATTACCACTTCCTGTTGAAATTGTTGTACCATCAATGGTTGTGTTATCAACAACTAAACTTGTAAGTGTTCCAACATTTGTAAGGTCTGGTGCTGATTGAATATGTTTCATAGTTGGAGTTGATCCAACCTGTGTTATCATTTCATTACCGTTAAACTTGTAACCTTTTGTCGTATCGTAATTTACGTTTGCTGTCCAACTGTTTGTTGCATTTTTCCATAAAAATTCTTTATCATCTGGTGTGGCTCTAATTAATATACCACCATCGTCGACCTGTGAATCTGTAAGTAGTGTACTGTCTGACCCTAAGGCAAGTTCAATGTTTTTATCTACAATTTTTAGAACTTGTGATTCAACTGAAATTGTATTACCTAATACAGTAAGGTCTCCACTTATTCTTGTGCTACCGTTGATATCTAAAGTTGCTACCGGATTTGTTTTAAATATACCTATTTTAGATTCGCTTGAATCAATATGCATTGCATTTTCAAAACCAGTTGACTTTCTAATTTTAACAAATATATCTCTGTTAGAAACATTGTTTTGTATCACTGATTGATTTGCATCAATTAATATTTGAATATTGTTTTCAGGACCAACAATTACGCCGGAGTTATTAATAGTTGTAATTGAACCATTTGATACTGCGTCAGCGTCAGTAGGCATAAACTGACTTGCATTTTTCTTAACGCCTTGTGCATTAATAATTGTATCTGCCGCTGTTGCTGTTCCATGTACTTTGAAATCACTTTCAACTAATGTAAATCCTTTTTGTAAAACACCTGTAAGTCCTGTTATTTCACTTCCTGCTCTTGGAGTAAATGCTACATTGTTATAAACACCTACTAATGTTCCGCCTAAGAAAAATTTAATTACTACTCTATCTAAGTTTTGCGAATCCTGTAATGTCTCAACTTTAAATCCTGATCTCTTTTGAGTGCTTGTATAAAGGGGTCCTGCTAATTCTAAATCAGAACCATCATAAAAATATAGTTGATTGTTTAAGTTATCTATCCAAAGGTCGCCTGCTACCATTGTAGGTTGTGATGAACTTACAATAGGTCCTCCAGCACTTGTAAATTGTGTACCATTCCAGACTTTTAATCTTGCTTCTGATTTATCCCACCATAGTTGTCCAGTAAGTGGATTGCTTGGAGCCGCAGTATTGGCAAAGTTTTCAAGCATCTTAACAAAATTTTCATTTATGCTTTCGCCAAATCCTGAATAGTTTCTTCCAATTAATGAAATGTCAGTTGTTGCAGTATCTATACTTCCATCTACAAGTTGTACTAATAATGTTCCATCTGTTTTATTAATTTGATATGCCATTAAACTGCCCCTGACCCTTCTGGATTACCAGTGTACATTAAATAATTCATAGTTAAATATGGATTCATAACATCTTGTGGTTGTCCTACTGCTGTTGATGAAACTAATCCTCCTGACTTTGGATAAGCCTGGCCTGCACTTGTTCCTGTTGGAGCATCAAATACTATTACTGAAGATCCTTGTCCTATGGAGTTGGCTGGATTACCATCTCTTATAGCATAGAACTGATAGTTTTCTTCAGATTTAAAATCGTGTTCATGATCTGGTAAGTTTTGTATTCCAATAACTTTAGTTTCACCACCTGCAAATAAACCTTCTTGGTCTGCTGAAGTACCTGTTACTCTATTTGCACTTGTACCACCCATGTTATCTTTACCTAGTGGAAATCTACCTCTTAGATCTGGTAATGCAAATTTACCAGCAGTAGTTTCACTCTGTGCTTTGTAAGTGTAACCTATTAATTGAAATAATTGTCCAAATGATGAAATAAACAATTCTCTACCATCACATAACTGCCAAGCAGTTAAATCTGCCGGAATGTTTGCGGCCGGTACTGCATATGGTACAACCATTCCTAATGGATTAACTGGTAATGCGTTAAACAAATTGTTTCTTGAAATTTTTCTTACACCAGTACCATTGCCATCTAAATCTGTAACTCTTGTAACTAGAAACTCATCATCAAACTGTGATACATCAACTGCTGTTTTGTTTGAAATAAAAGCAGGATCAATACTTGTTTGAAAAACTTTCTGTAAAGTAGTTTCGCCTGTGTCAGTAAATTGTCCATCAAATTGAACATCTGCCGCACTAACATCACCTTGAACCTTAAATGTTGTTCTACTTGCAAGTTTATCTGTTGAACCTGATCTTCCTGTAATTGTTCCTGTTACATTTCCAGTGACGTTACCAACTATACTGGTTGCGTGAACACTTGCAAATTTATTAGTTGTGGATCCAATATTTTTATTGTTATTGACCTGTGGAATAATATCACCAGTTGTAATCGCACCAGCAACATTTAAACTTTCTCCAACAAAGGCATTTTTTGCAATCCCTATACCACCAGCGGTTACTATTGATCCTGTGCCAGTGTTTGAAGAATTTGTAATATTTGTATTTGAATAAATTCCAGAAGTTCTTAAGTCGCCTGCTATATCAAGTTTTGCCGCAGGACTTATTGTACCTAAACCTAGGTTTCCTGTTGAATCTATTCTGACTCTTGTTGCAATGTTTCCTGTGTCATTTGTTTTAAAGTCTATTGGTGATCCTGCTGTTTGTTGTGATATAACACCAGCACTTGATTCAATCCCTATACTTAATTTTGCATCGTTACCTACAACTATACCTGAGTTGTTTGCTATGTTAAGTTTACTTGATGATGTTGACTCTTGATCTGCTCTTACAAAACTTGCTGAACTAACCTTTGTAGTTCCTACCATTAAATTATCAGCCGCGTCTGCTGTACCATAAAACTTAGGTGTGCCTTGACTGTTTAAATTTAAATTTGATAAGTTAATACCTGTTTTAATTGGATTTTCAAATCCTGCAAATTTTTGTTTTGGTGAAAATTGATTAGCACTTATAATACCTATTAGGTTACCACCTGACTCCATTTTAAGGATTGTGTAATTTACGTTGTCATTTCCTATAACAACTTCTGGTTTGATCCCTGCGGCTAAACCTTCACTGAATTCTGGGCCTACTAATACCCAACCTGAACCTGTAAACAAATATAGTTGTTGGTTATCTGTATCAACCCAAAGGTCTCCAGTATTACTATTGCTTACACTTGGTGCACTTGAGGCACGTTTTATACCTCCTGCTTCTTGCCAAGTAGTTCCGTCATAAACTTTTAATAAATCTGTACCTGCTGTACTGTCATACCATAATTGACCTTCAATTGGATTAGATGGCGCCGAACTGTTTGCAAAGTTTTCCAACATACGCAAAAAGTTTTGTCCTATTTGTGTACCATACTCCGTTGTATTTTTACCAGGAATGCTTAAACTGGTTGTCGTATCGATAGTAGAGTCTTCGATTACTATACTACCTTTGTTGGAGTCAGTATAATTTATGGTATATGCCATCTATTACCCCTCGTTAAATCCAGTTAAACTTTGAACTCTTAATGTATAATCTATTTGGATTAATCTATTTAAACTTTTTTGTACAGGATGGAAAATAACGTGTGTCAAAAGTTTTCCTGTTCCTGCTGGTGAATAACTTACAAGTCCTAATTCATCAAATACAAAATTACTTGCAGTGTTTTGTGCAGTATCATTTGCATCTTGACCTGAAGGTTCACCATAATCTAGTATTGTACTGACTAATATGTCAGTGTAATTTGTTCCTGTTACGTGTCTTGTTTCAATTTTGTTTCTATTTGGATCGGTGTTGTTTGCACTCTGATCATCAACAACTTTAATAAATGTCTGATTGTAAAGACTTGCGTTTACACCTGTGCTATTTGGAGTAAGGTATGTAATAATGCCTGTAGGATCAACACTAGTACCACCATTTCCAAATGCCATTTCGTAAACAAAGCCTTGTCCGGCATTAGATAGTGATTCTGCTAAAGCAATACTCATGTTTTCATAGTGTATTGCGTTACGTTTATTAATAATAGTTTCACCCGTAGAAGGATCAAAGATGTGTATATGTCCTTGAACACTAAACCCGGATTTGTCAAATATGTTGTCTGTCATTTTATCTTTCCTACATTGTATTTATTAGTTTGGCAATTTCACTTCCTTTGCACGAATGAACTGAGCGATAGGATTCTGTGATCTACCCAAACTCTTAGTGCTTGTACTGTCTACTATATCGTTCCAAAGTTGTCCTTGCTTACGTATTACTGTTAATTTCTCACCATCTGCTAGTGAATATACATAAATTTTGGTGCTATTTGTGTTAGAATCGTATTGTACCCTAAATCCATCACGTTCCATTCCCCAAGATCGAGGATAAGTTGGTAATGTCACTGTAATATCACCTTCTGGACTGTCCATTCCAGTCGTTGGATGGAAAACATCTTTAACAGCATTGTTGCTGGTGTTCAGATATCCTTTGGTTAAACGTTGTCCACCTAAGAATACTTCCATTTCATTACGACTTGCAGGGTTCCAATCCAAAATATATTCTCTTTCAACATAATTTCCACTTACCAAACTGTTTGTAGTAGTGAAGTTCTGTACTAATAATTTATCTTGATATGGAATGGTCTCGTCTATACCCTGGTTGAACAGTTCATCGCCTTTTTTATGTAATTCTTTTACTCCTGTACCTAATGTACCACGTCTAAGTTGACGTAATTTATTACCAGACTTAACAAAATACTCTATACGTTCAGCATTTATAAAAATAATACCTGGAATATTGTTAGTAACATCTGGAGTTGGTAAGTTAGTAGCGTCTTCTACTTCGATTTCGTTATCAAAAACACCCAGGTCTTTAGCAAGTCTGTATGAATTCGAATCTCCTAGTCGTTTGTACACAGTTCTATTCAACATATCTTTAAATAATCTGTATCCGAACTTACCTGTTATAGGTCCTTCTGTTGCAAATTCTATTATCTCTACAATATCATTATCAGCAAAAGGATTAAGTGTTCTAATAAATTTATTATCATTGGTTAAACCGTAGTCAACATTAGGTGTTTGTACCTTTCCATTAACAATTAACCAAACAAATTCTGTATCATATGCTTCTTTTCTTAATTTAATTAAACCATTACGTAATTGTTTGTATTCTAAATCATCAGAACTTCCAACGTTTACCGTTGTTCTTTGTATAATATCAAAATTAGTTCTTTCAATTGCTTGTACATCATGTTTACTAAAGTGTGTAACCACAACTTTTGTATCAATTGCTGGTAATGTTGTTAATGTAAGTTGGTTACCACTTATAGAATATTGTCCATCTGTTTTTACAAATACTTCTAGTATGTCTCCAACGTTTGCAACATTTTCAAATATTTCAATACTTGTATTAGCAGGTTTAAAAATAAAGTCTGAAGTGTAAGTTAAAGCAACACCATTCAAGTAGACATCTATATCTGTAGCACCTAAAGTACCTCCTGGTTGTTGCCAGTTCTTTAATTGATATTCAAACTTAGATGCTTCTACTGTAAACTGCTCATTGTATCCTGCATTTAAAATTTTTCTATCAGTTGAATTTGTAAATGTTTCAACAATGATATTGTGTGTTGCAGGTAAAGAACTAAACGGAGTTACACTCATTGTATAAACTTGAGTACTTCCATCTGCTGTAAATGTATCTTTCTTAATTTCAGAAAACACTTTGTTTTCACTTGCATAAATCATATAATCTATGACAGCACCAACAGCCGGAGGTGCACCAAACGTTATTGCAACCTTATTGGTTGTATCGTATGTACTGTCAGTAGTTTCTATTACGTAATCTACCTTTTGTCCGTCCACTGTAACAAATGATGTTAATCCTGTTTGCCAGTTTACCTGTGTTACATACTGTAATGTACTTCCGTCGCCTGTAAACTGATCCATATCAAGAATCTTCTCACCATTGCCACTCATTGTAATAATATTAATTCTATCATTTAATACTAAACCAGGAATTGTAATTTGCTTTGTTCTAAAGTTTACTGTGTATGCACTTTGATCAAGTATAACATTATTTTTCTTTACAAATATTCCTTCTTTACTTTGCGGATACACACCAAATTCAAATGTACCTGTGCCTGTTGTATCAACATCATAAGATCTTGTGTCTACAATACTACCACCTTCACCTATTCTGTCATACACTTTCATATCTAATGTGTCAAGCACCTGACCTTGGATTAACTCTTCTGGACCTCCGCTTGATATGGCAGTTACAAATCCATCTCCATCTACCACAATGTCTTCAGCATTTAATCCAGTTGCAGTTCCGTAATTTAAAACACCACCACTTAATGCTGTATCATATGCTCTTGGATCTGGAATAAAGGAACCATCACTAGTAGTTTTTCTAAGAATAATTACATCATTATCAACTGTAGGTACAACTTGTTCATCTATAACAACTAGGTTAGTATATGATTGGTCATCAGTTAAGGCAATACCAGTTTGACCCGATCCAGTGATACTTTGTATTAATGCATTCGTGTTAGTTTGACTGCTTGTCCCAAAGTTAGGATCATCTATTCTAACATTATTTTTGTAAACATTATAAACAATACCAGTTTCAAGTGGCTTTTTAAATGTAAACACTTTTGTACTGTTATCAATTCTAAATACTTCATCTTCGTATGTTGTGTCATACGTGTCATAAGCAGAAGTATAATATGGATCACTTGACCAACCAGTACCACCACCAAAGTCAAAACTCTTAACTTGAACTCCGCCATAGTCAACGCCTTTCATTAATTGGTCAAACAGTTTATCTGGCATACCAGCAACTGGTGAATACAAGAAGTGTACTCTATCTGCATAAGTTAAGAAGTCATTATCAACTTGATATCTTACTTTTAATGTTGTATTATTTGCAGGAGGCGTATCAAATGTAATTCTGCCTTTTTGTCTGCTTCTTCCTAATGTTACATCTGCTACATTACTCGGACTGTAACTTGTTTGTAATACCTCAGTCCAAACATTCAATGGATTGTTATTGTCTTTTATTAATATTCTATAACGTTCTTTATCTAATGTTATTGGAAACTTTAGATTAAAGACAAACTGACCGCCAGTTCCACTAAAGTCTTGTTCTAATTCTCTACCTGGTATATCTGTTGTTACTTGTAATGGACCGCCTTGTATTGAACTTGCTCCTGTTGAATAAGCAACGTCAAACTTACCAAACACTAAATCATCTGTAGTTCTATCAAACTTAATAATATTTTTAAATGATCTTGCTTTTCCTTTTCCTAATTGTGCAGACGCTTTTGCTTCAACACCACTAGAACCAACTGAACCATCTAAAGTAATTGTTGGAGCACTTTTATATCCATAGCCACCATTTGTTACTTTTATTGCAGTAACTTTTCCACCACCAACGTATGCAATAGCAGTTGCACCAGTACCGCCGCCACCAGTTATTCTTACAACCGGAGCAACTTGGTAACCTGAACCTGCTTTTGAAATATTAATTTGTTCTAATTCAAATCCTGCATTGTCCAACCAATGTTTGCTAGGATATGTACTTGTTTGTGCATTTGTACTAAAGAACTGATCGTTTGTTACAGTTATTTCTTGTGGAATAATTTTTCCTTCTGTATCTAAATAATACTGTGGTAAATCAAAGTCAGTTACTGTTGTGCCAGTAGTATCTATTTTTTCATAGTTACTGATAAACTCTCTAATCTTAGTCTTGTAAGGTTTTACTTCTTCTGCGTAAGCCTGGTAACTTGGCAAGTTGTCATTGTTATATGTGATGTCTTCACGAAGTTCCCCTACATTGTGTTGTGCTTTGATAAATGAAGTTTTAAATAACCAATCTACAAATGGTTGTTCTGATAACAAGTATCTTATGCTAGAGAAGAACAATTGATTATATTCTATTTCAAGTTCGTCTACAAATAATTTGTCTCGTAATGTTTCTAAAATTATTCTAGTTTCTTTTGCAGGTTGTAAGTCATATCTGTTTTCATCATAACTTATACCGTCAAATCCTACTTCACTGTTAGCATAGTCATATAAAGAATTTGTAAATTGTATTGTTGCATTTTGTCTACCAATAGTATCATAATTTATAGTATAATCACTTGTAGATTGACTATCTTTTTTCTTTAGTAGAAGCCAACCACCAGTACCTACAGTATTAATTTTTACTATGTCACCTAATGCATCGTCTAATGCACCAAGTTGATAACTTTGATCTATTGTATGATCTATTCCTGTTAGTTCATTGTAACCACTTGCATACCAATCAGCATAATTCCAAAAAGGTCTAACATCAAATTTTTGTCCTTTTGTTTTATTCCAAGGATAAGTTCCACCTACGTATTCATATACTGACCATCTATTATTGTAATTTTCGTCTGCTGATACAAGCACAGAATACTTTCTAACTGTCAAAGTTGTTGCATCACTGTAACCATCTCCTTGGTTAGTTACCGTAGCACCTGTTACAGAGCCAATAGCATTAATAGTTAATTTTACTTCTGCACCACTACCTTGCGAATCTACAATTTTAACTCTTGGAGCAACACCATATCCTCTGCCACCAGTGTCAACAAGAACATCGGTAATTCTACCATTTACAATTATTGGATTTAAAACTGCTTGTTCCTTTTTAGTAACATTTACTAGTAATAATTCTGCATAAGTGTTTACTGTTTTGTCATATATTCCTTCTACTGTCGCTGGAGCAACATCATACTGACTCAATGGTGTCAAGTCAAAGTCATCAACCATGACCTTTTCTTTTAATTTTCTATTAACACGTTCCATTACCTGTTTGACTGCTTCTACTCTGTTGACAAACATTCCTTGTCTTGGAACATTTAATATACCATATTTTTCTTTTGGACTTGCATTTGGATCTGGAACTATTCTTTCCTGTTCATCAAACCCTATTAAACTATCAAACCACTTACGTTCAATGTCCTTGTTAGGTTTGCTTGAAGCATAATTGTCCGTCAACAGTTGATATTGATTGTGTATATTAATATTCTGATTATCAATCGTCCAATATCTAAAGTTTATTGCAACCTCTTTTTCTTCAATCAAACTTTCACAGTTGTGTATAGAAAATTTATTGTTTCCTAATAGGTTAACAAATTTGTAACCTTGTTTTTCTGGGGATTCAATGAATTGTTGTACATCAAATGCACTTATACTTCTGCTGTCTATGTCTGGTGTAGTTTTTTTATTTTTAACCCAGTAGTAGTAGAAATTTGTAAACGTTCCCGTATTTTTATTGTAAACTCTTTTGATTGAGTATGCGTTATCCCCATACTTACTTGTTCCACTTATTCCTTGTGCTAAAGCAGATTCAGTATCTGTTTGTGCGTCCCATTCACTTGGTAGTAATTTGCTTTCCACCCATTCGTAAATATCTATTGACGTACCTTCAAATTTTTTGTTGAATCTATTTGACACATTAATAATCCCACCTGAGTAAGGATCTAGAAACTTAACTGCTCCTATGTCCCACCAAAGTTTTCCAACTAAATTATCTGAATCATAATTTGTTGTGTCAACGTGTCCTGCACTACCGTTTGTGTAAGTTGCAGGGTCATAATCTACTTTATAATATAATTCTTGTTCGGCCGGACCAGCAATTTTACCTTGTATTGGATCAATGTAATCTAAGTACGTAATAAACTGTTTACTTCTTGTGTTATATAAGAATGCACCTTTTAATTTATTCAGGTCCACCTGATCAGTTGCAACTCTATGTCTTGTCCATATGTTTGAAGTAGCAGGCAATCTATAGTCTAAAACTCTGCCTTGAACTGACGCATCAGGGTTTTTCAGTTTAGGTAATCCAATATAAATGTGATTGTTCTGGATATGTAAGTTTTCTCCAAAGAACAAAACATTCTTCCCAGTAATAGTTGAATCAAGATCTAAATTATCAAAGTTTAATGATTGACCAAATATTAATGTGTCATTGATTCTTTCATATACAAGTGTTTCTCCTGTATTTGAATATTGTGTAGTAAAATTAGTTAAGTTATTATCAAATGTTGTTTGTGGAGCCGCATTGCCTACTTTTTCACCGTCAAAGGTAGTCACATCTAAAATATCACCTCCGCTTGAATTTACAACTAACCTATTTCCATCAAATTCAACCTTGGCTCCGAATCTTTCATTAATTAAATCTCCAGGACCTCTTATTGTTTGATTTAAAGTAAATGTTCCGTTTGTGCTTTTATAAATGTAAACACAACCACCATTGTTAATTGTAACACTGTTGTATGGTGCACCTACGGCAATAAGTTTTCCGTCATTGCTTACAGCAACAGAAGATGCAAATTGTTCGTCATTGTATTCAGCATTAATTAATTGATCATATTGGTATCTACCTTGATTCAATCTATAAATTGCAATCTTAGGAGATGATAATGAACTATCTAGTTGGTCACCATATTTTAATGTAGTTGCTAACACATCACCTGTATTGCTTACACTTATTTCGTTACCGAAACTTATTAAATTGTTAGTACCTATCGCACTGTCACCACCAGCAATAGTAAAGCCACTATCGTTTGGAACATATCCTACAAGATCTATTTCTTCTGTTTGTAATGTCCATAGACTTGGATCAAATGCACTTGGAACAATGTTAGTATTTGCTTTATATAAGTTATTATTCCAAATTACAAAATTTCCTGTGTAGTAAGAATAATTAGGATTCCATGCACCTTTATAATTTATGTCAGCACCTAATCTCCATTCATCTGTTCCAGCAGGGTTATCTATGAAATGTATTCTTCCTGGCTGAGTAAATGTGTTGTTACCTTTTTCAGTTATAATTGCTGTGTAACCAGTTGTGCTTTTAACAATTTTAATTTTGTGACCGAGATGCTTGAAGTTATCTGCATCTGGTATAGTAAATCCATTAAGCAATCTATAAAAACCACTTGCATTTTTCTTATAGATAGTATAATAACCTTCTTTGTTTTTTCCTGTAAAAGTAGATTGAGGAACAATAGGAATGTTATATA